ATAAGCATGGTAAAGGTTCTTTAAATATTGATACTGGCGAAATCACTCCCTTAGAAGAAGAATAAAATGGCACTTATTAATGCCACTAGCTTTCTGTTATTAAAAGATACAACAGTTGTAGGGCATTCTAAAAGCACTAGCTTTAACATTAATGTAGATTTACCAGATGCTACAACTAAAGAAAGTTTAGGTTGGGCAGAAGTTATTCCGGGTGTCAAATCTGGTATAGTTAGTTGTGAATGTTTAACTGATTATTCTGATACATTAAATTTTGAGCAGTTAGCCGATATGGTGCTAACTAAAGAAAAGGCAACTTTTATTTTCAAAGACAATGTAAATCCTAAATTAATTGTTAGAGGTGAGGGGTTTATTAATTCAGTAGATGAGACAGCTGAGTTTGAAACTGCTAATAGTTTTAACTTAGAAATAAACCTGACTGGTGTATTTACTATAACTGACCCTAGTGAGGGTAGAACTTGGGAAAACATCTTTGAAAAATGGGAAGATATATCAGATAACTGGGAAGATGTATAATTTTTTTATTTGTATATTTGTTACAGATTAATAATTTAAAAATATATAAATGGCTACAACAGGCGTATTTAATGGAACAGATTTACTACTTAAATTAACAGATGGAACAACAATAGCAACATCTACTACTATTGGACACTCAACATCTTGTACACTTACACTTTCAAATGATTTGCCTGAGGCAACTACAAAAGATAGCAATGGGTTTCAAGAAGTTATTGCTGGTGTAAAAAGTGGTGAGATTAGCTTTGAAGGATTAATTGCTTATGATGACAATGCAAATCCAGTTGATTTTGCTGATATCTTAATTGCTCGTAGAGCTGTATCATGGGAATTTGGAACTGCTGAAACTGGCGATGCTGTGTACTCTGGTTCTGGATTTTTAAGTTCAGTAGAAATGAGTGCTGAAATGGAATCTCCGGCAACTTATAGTGGTTCAATTACTGTAAATGGTGCAATTACTAAATCATAATTTAAGTAATTCTTAATAAAATTAAAGGGGTATGGATTGAGGAAACTGTACCCCTATAAATATATAAATATGGCAAACAAAAAAAGAGGTTACTATACCTTAAAAATAGGTGGGAAAATGCGAACTATGCATTTCTCAATGAATTTCTGGTCAAACTTTACTGATGAATTAAATATATCACTAGACAAAATAGGTGATGCTTTTACAGATGGTATTTCAATTAGTACAATAAGAGCTTTAATATATTCAGCATTATTAGCAAACGACCAAGAACAAGGCAACGAAATCAATTATAATATTTATACAGTAGGTGCTTGGCTCGAAGATTTTGATTCTGAAAAGTTAAATGATATAGTAAATGCAATGATGGAATCAAGAATATTAGGCAATGATTTAAATATGGGGGTGCCAAGAAATATTAAAAAAACTACAAAACCTACTAAAGAGGGAAAGTAAATACCCAGCTGACTTGGGAAAGCATTCTTGATTTTTATATTGGTCAAGCTGGGATAACACCAGATATCTTTTGGAAAAACACTTGGAAAGAAAATCATTTAATGGGCGAAGCTCATATGATTAAGTGTAATTTAGCTTGGGAACAAACAAGATATTTAGCCACAATGCTTTACAATGTTAATTGTAATAAGAAAGGGCAAATGATTACACCTGAAAAGTTATTTCCTTTGCCACAAGATGTTTATTTAGGCAAAGGCAAACCAAAGTCAACTAAAGAACAATATTTAAAATTTAAAAACAGAATTGAAAAACTAAAAGCTGATAAAAGTGTCGAGTAGATTTTTTGTATTTTTGATAAAAAATAACAGATGGCAAAATTAAGATTAGATTTACAGCTAACTGGTTTTAAACAAGCACAAGCTAAATTAAATAACTTTAGCAAACAGACAGCAAAGTTAGGCAAAAGTTTATCTACCAAATTAACAGCACCTTTAGTTGCAGTAGGTGGATTAGCTATTGCACAAGCTGCAAAGTTTGAAAAGCTACAAACTACCTTAAATGTATTAACTGGTAGTGCTGAAAAGGGTGCTAAAGCATTTAAGAATCTTGTCAAGTTTTCTGCCGGTACACCATTTCAATTAGATCAATTAGTAAAAGCTAATAACACAATGATGGGATTCGGTATAAGTGCCGATGAAGCTGCAAGTCATCTTAAAGCTATTGGAGACATTGCTGCTGTTAGTGGTGGTGATTTACAAGGTATAACAGTTGCTTTCTCACAAGTTGCTGCTAGTGGTCGATTAATGGGACAAGATTTACTACAACTTATTAATAATGGTGTTCCTATTATTGATATGCTTAGTAATAGTATGGGAGTTGCAAAGAGCGAAATTAAAGGCATGGTGTCTGAGGGTGCTGTAACTTTCCCAGTTTTACTTAAAGCATTTCAAGATGCCACATCAGAGGGTGGTAAATTTCATAATGGTATGGGAACTTTAAGCCAAACTTTAAGTGGTTTAGGTTCTACATTAAGAGACAACTTAAATATAGCACTTGCTGAATTAGGTACTGAAATTGTAACAGCATTTGATTTAAAAGAAAAGACAAAACAATTTATTGTATTTATACAAAATCTTACAGAAAAATTTAAAGCATTATCACCAGCAACAAAAAAAACAATATTGATTATAGCTGGTATTGCAACTACAATTGGTCCAGTATTATTGACTGTAGCTGCATTTACTAAAGCAATAGTATTTATTACAAGTGCCTTTACAACTTTAGGTAGTGGATTATTGATTGTAAAAGCTGCATTTTTAAAATTGAATATGGCAATGCTCTTAAATCCATTTGTATTAATAACCACAGCAATAATTGGATTAATCACTTATGTAGTTAAATTAAGTGAAAAAATGACACCACTTGTTAGTGGATGGCAAACATTAAAGAATGTATTTAAATCAGGTGGAAATGCTGCAAAATTTGCTGCATTACAATTAAGTAGTCAAGCTAAAGCAGAAAAAGAAGCTGCCGAAGAAACTAAATTAAACACAGAAGAAACTGATAAATTAACTAAAGCAAATGAAGATTTACTTAAATCATTAAAAGATTTAGAGGGTTTAAATGGTAAAGGTGGTGCTAATAAAGAAAACCAAGACAGAAAAGTCAAAACTGTTAGTGCTTTCCAAGAAAAAGAACAAAAAACTATAAGAAACTTTGATGGCAGTCAAATGCAAGAATTTACTAACATGAAAGTTGGCTTTGGATTAGCAACTGTTGGTACTGATCCAATTGCACAAATGGTTGAGGGAATGAAAAAAAGTAAGCCATTATTTGATCAAAAACTACAAGAAGCTGGGAATTTTTTAAATCAAAAATTAGATGGCACTAAAGAAAGATTATTAGCTTTTCAACAAATAGGATTACAAATGGGTCAATCTATACAAAATACTTTTACTAATATGGGTCATAGTATTGCATCTGGTTTAGGAGCTGGTGAAAGTGCTTTAGGAACTTTTGCTGGTGTTCTTATAGAAACTGCTATGACTGCCATAGGTGCATCTTTAGCAACAACTATGGGGTTTGGTGCTGAATCTGCTGGTGCAACTGCTAAATCATTTGGACCACTTGCTGCATTTGTTTTACCGGCTTTACTTGCTGGTGCTGCAGTAGCAGTAAAAGGTGCTTTTGGTAAAATAGATAAACCAAAGAAATTTGCAAAAGGTGGTATAATCAGTACACCAACTATGGGGTTAATGGGTGAATATCCCGGAGCAAGAAGCAATCCAGAGGTTGTAGCTCCTTTAGACAAACTTAAAAATATGATAGGTGAAAGAGGTTCATCACAAGTACAAGTTGGTGGCTCATTTACTGTAAAAGGACAAGATTTAGTTGTAGCATTACAAAGGGCAAATAAAAACAGAGATAGAATATTATAATGGCATATGGTGTTAAATACATATTAGAGTTTTCTGATGATTTAGAAAATGGTAAAAAAATAGAAATTTGGAAAAACAATTATTCTGGTACTGTTTACGACCTAGTAGGTGCTGCTGAGCCATGTGTTATAACTTGGCAAGGTGATGATAATTTTTATGAGCCAATTAGAGGATCAGAATGTAAAATAAATTTATTCGAAACTGATGACACTAATTATGATAATTTTTATGAAGAAGATGAAAGAGAATATCAAGTCAAAGTTTTTTATAAAGACACAAGCAACAATTATCAATTATTTTGGATAGGTTGGCTAGTAACAGATTCATTCAGGGAAGCAGTAACAACTAAACCTTTTCCAATAACTTTAACAGCTTTAGATGGCTTAGGTACATTAAGTGGTTTTGATATGCCTTTAAGCACAACTAGTTCATCTATTCAAACTGGTAGATATTATATAACTGAATGTTTAAATAATTTAGATTTAGAGCTTGATATTTATGTTAGTCAAGATATTTTTATTAGAAATCCAAGCTCGACATTATATTCTATTTATGATATAATAAACATAACACCATACAATCTACAAAAAGAAAAATTAGATATAAATAATGCAAAACATATTTTAGAACAAATACTTAAGATAACAAATGCAAGGATATTTCAATCATATGGTAGATGGTATATAATTAATAATTCAAGTTATAGTGGTCAAGCTGTAAAAGATGCAAGTGCGTCAACAGCACAAGGTGGTACTGTGCCAACTGGCATTAGAGCATCAGAAACATCTAGTTTAGTTACTAATGGAACTGAGTTGCCTAAATTTGTAATATATAATTATCAAGGCACATATCAATCAACATCAAATATTGATGTATTATATAAGCTGCCAAGTGACCTAACACCTTTAGACAATAGCTTATCAAAAGAATATTTGCGACCATTAAAAAGATTTAATATAACTCATAATGTGTCTCAATATCTAAAAACTAATTTTACTGTTTTAGGAAATAGTGGTTTTGAAAATGGTTTAGCTAACTGGTCAACTTATACATCTACAAGCACAACATCGCCTGGTACTTTGTCAAGTGAATTTTCTAAACAAGGAAATAATAGTTTTAAAAATGATCAAACACAAACTAGCACAAACACAAGAAAAACATTATCATATACTCAAGGTTATGGTGCAACCAATAACCCAAACAGAGGACATACATTAAAAATTAATTCATATTTTGAAAGTACATCATCATATTCTAGTACAACTGAATTTAGTTTTAGATGGCAAGTTAGAATAGAAGATGAATCACCAATACCCCCAACTGATCCAACATATTATTGGAATAATAGTTCAGAAAGTTGGACAACTACTGCTACTATAAATACTCAAGTTGCTGATCATGCAGATGCTTGGGAAGAATTTAGTTATGATTTAGGCAGTTTCCCATATACTGGCACATTGTATATTGATTTATATGAGCCGAGAACATCTGTTAGTGGTCATTTAGAAGCTATTTACTATGATAATATTACTATGAATATGGACATTAAAGACGGCGACAAAAGAACACCTTTATTTGCTTCTATTGATGGTTTTGAATATTCAAGAATTAAAACATCAAGTAATGATACAGGTGTTTTAGAATTAAGCGAATTACAATTATCAAGCAATAATTATAGAAATACAAATATATTTCAAGCTATACGACCAAGAGATGATAATGCTAGTTTTGTTAAATCATTAGAAGAAATTATATCACAACAAGTTATAAACGATTACAGAACGAACTCTATTAGGTATGAAGGTAAATTATATAATTTAGAAAATAAACCTATAGGGTTACACAATAAAATATGGATTGATTTTGGTGCTACTGTTTTAAGAGAAGATGTAAGTTGCATATTAGATTCAATGACTTATAATGTAAAGCGTAATACTTATGAAGTCATAATGCATATACCAAATCAAGATGATGACCAAGCTAGTACATTCAAAATAAAATTTTAACTTTTTTCTTTTCCTTGTTTGCTGCGGAATCCCTTTAGTGCCTAACACTTTGGGGATTCCTTTTTATAGCAAATAAATTAAAAAAAAACCTTATATTTAAAAATATTTTTTTATTTTTGTGTAAAAATAATATATATGATATTTGAAATTCATTTTAGGAATGAGCTTAAAAGATTAGGATTTAAGCGATACCAAATTTGTACAATCTTAGGTTGTACTATGCCAACACTTAAAAGCAAAATTGAGAATCCAGGGCGGTTAACTGTTGATGACATTACGAAACTTAAAAACTCTGGATTTGATATAAAACGTTTAATTTAATACTTTTAATTTATGAAATCAGTAAACATTAAGGGAAAAGAATATATTACAGTCAATGAAAGATTGATATTCTTTAGATCCCAGCCACAATACAATGGGTGGCGAATATCTGAGGATGTAGTTTCCTTAGATGACAAAGAGGGGTTATTTAAAGTAACCATAATAAATCCAGATGGATTTGAAATGGCAGTTGCTCATGCTCAAGAATATAGGGATTCAAGCTATATTAACAAGACATCATTTGTTGAAAATGGTTTTACTAGTGCTTTAGGGAGGGCATTAGGTTACTTAGGTATTGGCATTGATACTGCAATAGCATCAGCTGATGAGGTTCAAACAGCTGTAAAAAACCAAACTAAAGATGTAAGAGATTGGTTAAATGAAACTCAATTAATTGCAACACTAAAAGGCACTAAAGAACAAGCCGAAAAGGTAGTTGCTAATTATAAGATGAAAAAAGAATATAGAACTAAAATCAATAATCAATTTAATTTAAAATAATAATATGGAAGCAAATGAAAAAATTTTTACTGAGGGTTTAATTGTCAAAAGAAATGACAATGCACCTGATTTTGTAATTGGCAATCTTAGTGTTAAGGTTGATGAGTTTAAACCTTTTTTAGATAAACACACTAAAAATGGCTGGGTTAATATAGATCTAAAAAAATCTCAAAGTGGTAAATACTATGGTGAGATAAATACTTGGCAACCTAAACAAGAATCAAAAGCTAGTGAATCCAGTCAAGCTAGTAATGATTTGCCATTTTAAATTTAATTCTAATGGCATTTGAA